TGAGCATCAAGGAACATTGTCCGACAGTATGTTCGACAAATTAATGCAAATGGCCGACTACGATAAACCCGAAAAACCCAAAAGCAAAAAACACAGAAATAACTCAAATAATAAATCTATGCGGAAACATAATAAAAGATAAGTATTATATTCTTTTAAATGACTGGACTAAATTCGTTTGACATTCTTTACTACATCAATTTAGACCGACGACCCGAACGCAACGAACAAATGAAAAAAGAATTGGCCAAAACCAATATTGACCCCAGCAAGATAAATCGCATTGCTGCATGCGATATGCCTTCTTTTGGTGCTCTTGGATGCACAAAGTCGCACATTGATATATTAACTCGTTTCTTGCAAACAGATGATTCTATCCAAACATGCATTGTGTTAGAAGATGATTTTGGATTTATTCAAGACCAGAACCAAATCAATAACTCGATTGACCAGTTTTTAATTGATTTTAAAGACAAATGGGATGTTTTTTATTTAGCATTAAATTTAATTCAAGGGGAAAAAACGGAACAACCCTATGCGGTCCGCGTTCGTCGGGCATTTACCACTGCTGCATTTGTGGTGCAAAAGAAGTTTGCACAAACTTTGTTAGATAATTTTAAAGAAAGTGCCTTTTTACTAGAAAAAGAAGGTAAATATGTTCCAACATTATGTTTAGATAATTATATGGGTCGATTGCAAGCTGTGACTCGATGGTATACGGTAAGTCCGCGAATTGGACTGCAATTGCCGTCTTATTCAGATATTGAAAGAAGAAATGTCAATTATGGTTGTTAGGATTGCAATTATAATGTTATATAATGCGTTTAACTTATTATCATTTAGTATTACGATGAACATAACAACATTCACTTGTCTTGAAACAAACCGTCTTACACTTTCGTTTTGTTTTACCTATGGTTGATTTGCATATATACTTGTATCCTTCTGGCGTTTTCTTTTTGTTTTTATTCCATTCTTTGGAAGCCTCATTAAAATCAATAATAATGGGATTTGTTTGCATGGTTATTATATTTTTGATTAAACTAACAAAAAATATATCAATTTTATTAAAATATCAATTTTATTAAAAAGTAGTCACATGAGATATTGTCTTGACATCTCGTTTCCGTTTAATATAATCTAACATTTGATTCACTTGGTCTTCATTCTTTATCATATCTCGTAAACATTTATCCAAATATTTGAATGTAAGGGATTCGGATATTTTGGATTCGACGATTTTCATTTTGATACTTCCATACCTAAATATTTTGGCGCCACGTTCTTCTGAATGCTGTGTTATTTTCTTATCTAGTTCTGATTTTGTTTGTCTTAATTGTTTGATTCGGTCATTTAATTCTTGCAATTCTTGCTCTGTTTTTATCCATTGTTGAATCGTTTGTTCAAAGCTCATATTTATTATACACTAACAAATTTATATGTTAAAAACAAATACATAATATGACAGACTAGAATAAAACAAGCGAACTTGTATTCAATGGTCTTCCGCTTGATAATTGTGGGATTTGATTAAACCCAGTTGAGTTTAATAATTTTCGCATATTTGTTAGAAGTGTGTTCCACGTTAAACCAGTAGGATATTGTTTTAAAGTTTCTAATAACGACCACGTCATAGCACCCGACATTTTTCCTTCAACTATATTTGCTTCCGCACTGGTTTGGTTGTCCAAACACCCACTAATAAGTATAACATTTCCATTTGTATCAATTGTATTTAATGAATTTGAAACGCTTGTGGTATATGACGGATATGAATATTTAATGTCTAAAATTGTTCCGCTATGACAACTATCAAATAATGCAATTAATGTTGCACCCGTTTTTAATTTTTGATGAATAATTGTTTTAAAATCATCGTCGATGATATACTGTAAGTCACCCGATATTATCATTTCATCTTGTCCGTCTATTTCTTCTTGATTTAAATCTCTCGTCTGAGAACCATGCCCACTAAATGTAAATAAAACAGTATCGCCGCTCTTGGCTGATTCTAACAACGCTGAAAATTCAGATAAAATGACAGACTTTGTTGGTTTTTTATTTGTTAGGTCAGTTATTGTTTTGATATCATATGAACTGCCAAATTTATTATTTAATAATTCAACATCTGTTATGCACCCAGCCAACTGATATGGTGTTTCATAATAATTAATTCCTATTAAAAGGGCCTTCTTTTTTTTCATTTGTTGTTGTTGTATACGTGCAACATCTGCCATATATTTTGTTTTTAAGGATGCCATAGATTGATTGTAATTGAGAATTGCATTTGAAATGTGTATATTTTTTAAGCGTATCATTATGTTAGACCGTTTTATTTGGTTAATTAATGAATTGAGATTATTATAAAGAATGGTAATATTTTGTTTATATAATAATAATAGTTCGTCCATACAATGGATGTATAAAAAATAGTTTACAAATATTTTAAGCGCAGACAATATTCCCTTATTTTTTTGAAGGAAACCATTTTGTGATGGATTGATTCCCCGCTTTTTCATTCATTGTTTTTCTCAAATAATCATCAAACAACAAGGCTTTCACTTCTTTGTTCTTGAGTGCCTCAATTTTGTCTGCCATTTTAGTGGGGTCTGTCTTTCTGGATAAATCTTGAATCTCTTGTTGAAACTGTATTATTTTGGATGGTTTTCCTTTGATTGTCCATATATCTTTCAACACAAGCGAGAACAATTGTTGAATCGGTTTCATAATCTGATTCGTAATATAAAAGGAGTAATCTATTTTGAGTCTGTTTTCTCGAATAAATGTCGGTGTTTCAATTTTCTCTCCTTGAAGTGCATCTCGCTTTTCATTCACAATAAATATAAACGGAATTCTGTCACCCGATGCGGGTTTATTACCCGGCTCTCTATCTGTTATTCGATTCGCCAACACTTTATGTGCAATTTGGTTTGGATTTTTATAGGAAGAACTCAATGATTTCGTAATAATGAGTTTTTCTAGGGGCGTTCGTTCGCAAACAATGTCGTCCAGTGACTTATTCAAGAAATGAAGCGCTTTTTGAATATTCTGTTCTTTCATTAAAATGTCTATAATGCCTCCATAAATGTCTTTCACTATGGGTGCGTTGTCTCTTCGTTTCAACACAATTCCCATTTCTTTGCGTTTGCCTTTTTTATAATCGTCCTCATAGAGCATTCCAACATATCGCTTTTTAGATAGTAAACAGAAGGGCATAAATGTTTTTTCATACTCTAAATCGTGGGGTCCTTTCAGAAAGGATGAGGCCAAATGTCCCGCATGTTTGGCTAATTCAATGGTGATTTCCAATGCCTTTTCTCCACGAATAGGTGTTCCATCTGGGGCTTGCAAATTGAAAGTGAAGAATATAGAATCCGTGTTGTGGACAATTAGGTTTCCAATTCCGGCCGCAAAATGATGATTCTCCGTTGTTAGGTCATATACATATCCTTCATACGCAATTTCTCTCATATGAATCACTTTGTTAGGATTATAGTTTTTTTCACCAATGCAAATGTAGGGTTCTCCACATTCTGTCTGAAAATAATAAGATATACAATGTTCATTCAAATAATTTACAAAACAAGCCGTCTGTTTCATGCTTGAGAATGATGTAACTAAATTATAAATGCTGTCAAGTTGTTTCACTTGGTTCGGATAGGATATTGGTTCTGATAAAGGATGATGCAATAATTCTGTCCCAACTTGAACATCTTTTGGTGATATTTCATTTCCAAATTTGAGTATTAATGAATGATCATCCGTTACATCTACTAATCCAGTTCTAGTCAATACTCGAATCATCTTCTTATGAGACGCTAGTGCATGACGAATCACTCGATACAATTGAGTCCAACCTCGGTCGGTCCAAGTTTTCACATTTGTTAGTTCACATATTTCTTTTTCTTGTTTTCCTTCCTCCAAACATCGAACCCATTGTCCGTTTCCATATTTGTTTGCCAATTCTTCAATCGTGCATATATCTATAATGTTTCCTACTTTTACATATATTGGTGTGTAGTTTGCTACACTGTCGCCATATACGTATTCTGCTTTTGTTAGTACGGGTCCATATTTCTCTGTCTCACATACTCGGTCTCCATAACATTCTTCAATGACTCGCTTACCATATAGCAAGAGTAATCTTCCCGTCGCCGTAGTAGATGCCGCAATGTCTTGCTCATAAAATGTGCTTGTTTTGGCGCCACATTGTCCATACAGTGAATTTGCCGTTACCTTATAAGCAAGCTGACGCTTGTCAAGGACATTTTTCATAAAATCGTCCGTTTGTTGGGGAATCAGTTTTCGAGTCGTTTTTCGGGCCGTTAAAAGTTCTTCCAAAATAGAGGGCATAATGGCGCGCCCTTCTGGAAATTGAGCATATCTGCACAGTTTGGTGCCATTTTTTACCTTGTCTTTATTGATATATCTATAAGTATCATAGGACACATTGACATACTCATATCCATCTAAATTATCATAAATGAAGTTTCCACTTTTATCTTTGCAACCAGATTCATGTATTAAATTGCCTTCTAAATCGTATTCCTTTGTCCACACCTTACTATCGTGCGAAAAGTTTTCACTCATCATACATGACGGATACAGTGAGGCATAATCTACACACGCCACTGGATTGTCTAGATACATATTGCATTTGGGGTCTAGAACAATGGCGCCTTCATATCCATCTGCCATACTTCCTTTTTCAATCACGGGCATGAGTGTTCGTTTTTCACGGCATTTTTTAGCAACATAACTTGTTAGTTTAATTCCTTGACCACGAATAACAAGGAAGCTCATGGGTACACTGCAAATCTTGGCCATTTCAACTAATCCAGTAATAACATCTACTTTGTTAGCTAAATACTGAACAAGGTTACAATCTTGAATACAATACTTGGCAATAATAGTTCGTTCTTCATCCGTTCCATTTGTCATGCGGAAAATATCTTTAGGAGTCACATCATCTTTTGCCAAACACCAACGAACTTTCTTTGCCATGTTTGGCGTTTCAATTGTTGGAATGTCAAACCATCCTTCTGGTTTATTTATTGCGACAACCATAAACTTGGCTCCATCACTGTAATAATCCGTGGAATGACTTATTTCTTCAAAATGAATATAACTACCAACTAACAAACCCGTCAAATTGGATGAGTATATTCTAGTCGTTGCCGTTGTGTCCGTCTCTTCATATGTTAGTTTTTTCACATAATCTCCAATAAAGTAACCGGATACATAGTCTAATTTATAAGAAGACAAGTTTTCTTCTCGACGAAAGAAGTTATACATATCAATCTGCAGACGGCCATTCATTTTAATGTAATAGAGTTCGTGAGTTCCACTAGCAATGCTTATTTTACTTTCTTCAATCTCTAATTGACTTGTTTTGTAATTGCGGTTTGCACATATTTCGCCATTGTTTCGAGACAATTGGAGGAATTCTTCTACACACCCACATTCTTTGGCCCGCTGAAACATAAAGTTGTAATCAAAACCAAATATATTGTACCCAATAATAATGTCGGGATTTTCTTGCTGAATTAAATCACGCCAAGCTAACAATACTTCACGTTCCGTACCATATGTTTCAATCGATGCATTCGCTAACGGTTCACATTCATTTAATACAACACAATGATTCAAATACGGTTCTGGTTCTCCGTATCTTAAAAAGGTGGACCCAATAAAGGTGACTGGGTCACCCTTTAAATCTGGAAAATAACGTTTAAATGAAATAGTCAACTCCACAATACGCAATTCTCTGCTAGTTGTTTTATCACATAAAATATCAATAATTGTTGCCGCTGCATTGTAGTTTGTTAGTTGGTAATCGGCTTCATCATCGCCCACATCCGTTTCATCATCGTCCTTCATACTTTTCATACTTTTGAAAATTGCATCAATCGTGTTTTTATCTACTACCTCTTCGCTTTTGTAGTCTCTTACTTTGCATGTAATCCATTGTTCAAAGGCTTTTAGCACTTCGGGCTTTGTTAGTTTACGTTTTGGATAGACCACATCTACTTCTGGCATTTTATCATATTCAAATGCGGATAACATTATTTTTTTCAAAATACTCTTGCACAAAGATGGGGTGATTTCCATGACCAATTTGCCAAAATAATCCACAATATTGACGGCCAGCTTTTTGTAGGTTTTTATAGGCAAGGGAAAATCTCCATGTGACGAACCCGCCTCAATATCAAAACTGCATATCTTGTAAGGAACTCGAGTTTCCTTGTCATTAAGAGCAATGATATTTTTGAAATGCACAATGAATTCATATGTGCAAGTGGTTGTTTTATTCTGTATGGCGGCACAATGCGAAGATTGTAACATAATCCATCCGGAAGGACTAATCTCATTGATATGAAAGAATCGCAACAAGGGTGGTATGTTCGCTTCATAGAGTTCAAGGTTCCACGATTGATATCTGTATCCATTCTTTGACAATTTGCGTTCAGATTCTCCATTGCGATTCGTGGAATTATAATACCACAAGTTTTTGGCCTTATTGAATGCCGTCAAATTTGTGAACTTGAGAATAACAAATTTATGTTCTTTTCCACCGTCAAATCCATACAGCTTTTTGCGTTTAATAATACTGCACTCCACTAGCGTGCCTTTGTAATACGCTCCCATTTTGTCTTCCATATGTTTCTGAAAATCTCGTTTAAAGGATTCGGTCCAAAAATCGGGCACCTTGACATAAAAGAACGGCGTGTAATCTTCTACAATAATGGAACACGTCTCTCCACGTTCATTCAATCCAAACATCTGAATAGTGAACGTCTGACTCGAAACTGTGGGAGCTTCATCCTCATCTGCATCAAAAGACCCACCTTCTTCTTCATCATCTCCCATTTTGCGACTGCTAATATTGAAATCGTATAATCGAAATTCGTAATTCATTTTATTGATGTATTGTTGTATAATGACACGTTCAGTTTAATTCGTTATGAATTCAATTTTATTTGTATTTGTATTTAAATGTATATTGAATAATACTAACAAACCCAATGTTTCAAGAATATACAAATAAAGGTCTATCTGGACTAACAAATCTGGGGAATACATGCTTTATGAACACGTGTCTTCAAGCATTGTCGCATACGTATGAATTAAACGAATTTTTAAAAGATGAAAAATATAAATCAAAATTGAATCCCAAATGTGATAGTGTTATGTTAGTAGAATGGGATAAATTAAGAAGACTAATGTGGTCGGCCAATGTAGTTATTTCTCCTACTGGATTTGTTAAAAATGTGCAAAAAATAGCTGAAATCAAGGGTCAAACTTTATTTACTGGATTCATGCAAAACGATTTACCCGAATTTTTAATTTTTGTTATTGACTGTTTTCATAATGCCATTTCTCGTAAAGTAAATATTAAAATTGGTGGGACCAGTGTTTGCCCAAAAGATGAGTTGGCAATCAAATGTTATAGTGTTATTCAACGCATGTATTCAAATGATTATTCCGAAATATGGAATCTATTCTATGCAATTCATGTATCGCAACTAACAACCGTGGATACGAGCGAATGCATTAGTCAAACACCCGAACCGTATTTCATGATCGACTTGTCAATCCCATCCGAAAGTAGAAATCCCGATTTGTTAGATTGTTTTAAATCTTATATTAGCGGTGAATTACTAGAAGATGTTTTGAATGAATCTCGAAATGTGCGCGAAACAGTTAAGAAACAAATTTTGTTTTGGAGTTTTCCAACTATTCTTGTCATTGATTTAAAACGATTCACATCTAACAACCGAAAAGACCAACGTTTAGTATCTTTTCCTCTAGACAATTTAGATTTATCTTCTTTTGTGATTGGATATGAACCGCATACATATCATTATGATTTATATGCAGTCTGCAATCACAGTGGAAATGTGTTAGGTGGTCATTATACCGCTTTTATTAAAAATGCAAACGGGAAATGGTATCACATAAACGATACAAATGTAACTCCAATGGAAGAACATGAAGTTGTTAGTCCAAAAGCATATTGCTTATTCTACAGAAAAAAAACGTTACATAATGTATGACATATATCGACGATATGAAAGCAATGTATCATAGATTTAATGTAAAAAACATTTTAATTGGTTGTGCATTATTTATTGTAGTGTATGCATTCATTTCTTATATAAGTTCTAGTAGCACAACGAGCCAGTCAACAAATATGGGCATTCCAGTTGGAGATTATGAAGGCAATTCTTGGGCATCTAACATTGCCAATATTGCCATTTCGGTCCCATTATCTATCATTGTTATTTGGATTTTACTTCATTTAATTAAAGTATTGTTCCATTTTGATTTGATAGAAGTTATACAACGAATTCTAAGAGGCCATCCAGTTTCTGAATTAGTTCATGTGGCAAATAGGGACATTGAACATGTCGAAGCCAAAACCGCCACTTTTTTGCATTCATTAAAACAGAAAATAGAAAAAGAATACCATGTGGAACCGTATAAACAAGAACCCTTTTCACTTATCAATAATGATTTAGGGAAACATTCGGACAAAGAAAAGAATGAACAAAATGAAACCGTTACTTCCTATACACCTAATTCTAATTTGTATTCTATTGTAGAAGGAGTATAATTATTGATTATTTAATGATATAAATACAGAGGTTTATATCTTTACTAAATGCCATTTGAACTAACAAATGACCAACGGATGTTTATTAATATTTATGCAAGACAATATTCACAAGTTCAAGAACAAATGGTTCGTTTACAAGACCAGATTAATCGTTTAATCCCTGTTTCCAATGAAATAAGAAACAATATTCATACTATTTATGCAGACGCATCTCGTGAAGAAAATAGAAGACAACTTGCTCCTCAACCTCCTCCTTTAGTGGAAGAATCGCCCGCATATACATTTATGGAGCCTTTGTTAGCAAATACTTATCCAGATTTGATGACAACAGAAACAACCTCTCGCATATTTTCTGAGATTGAAACCCAGCTAAATACAGAATGTCCTATTCGACTTGAAGCATTTGAACCCAACTCATCTGTTGTTCAAATTAATCGTTGTGGTCACATATTTTATCCTTCGGGATTGCAACATTGGTTTGACACAAATACAAGATGTCCACTTTGTAGGACAGAATTAAGGCCAGAAAGTCAACAACAACAACCAAGTCAAACTTCCGACCATTTATTGAGTACGCTTTTATATGATTTGTTTTTTCCTTCCACAACAGATACATCTAACAATGTTTTGTCGAGAAGAACAAGAAGAAACGCACGATAATATTAAAAACGCCTAAATGTTTTTTTTGATTTCTTTTTAATCTTTCGTTGCTTTTTTGATTTTTTTGTTTTTCGTTTTTTAACGCCATATGATTTTCTTTTCTTTGTAAATCCTTCTCCTCTTCCTTTTTTTCTTTTATTTGTAAATCCTTCTTCATCTGAATCAGATTCATCAGAGTCTGATTCGAATTCATCTACAGCATTAGTATATTGCATCATCAATTCATACTCGGCATCATCGTATGTAGAGGTATCATTTTTAATTTTTTGTTTTAATGAAATAACCTCTAGTTTTTTATCCATAGATAAAGAATTAAACACTTTTTTATCATCAACATTGATTGCATTTTTAAAGTCATTAATTATATTTGCATTACCAATGCTTGCCATTTTATATAATAAAAAAAGATTTTATTCTTATTATATAATTTATATATTTCTACTACTACTACTACTAATTTATACATTTTCTACTACTACTGGTTCAGTCGCCGCCTTCTTTGATGCACGCTTCTTCTTCTCTACAACTGGCACTTCGCTTGTAGTCACTACTTCGCTTGTAGTCGCTTCGCTTACAGTCACTTGCTCTACAACCACGGTCTCTGCAATAACTTCCTTCTTCTTTGGAGGTGCACGCTTCTTCTTCTCTTTAACTTCGCTTGTAGTTGCTTCGCTTGTAGTTGCTTCGCTTGTAGTCGCTTCGCTTGTAGTCGCTTCGGCAACCTTCTTCTTGGGAGGCGCCCGCTTCTTCTTCTCCTTCTCAACTACTGCTGGTTCTGCAACAGATTCAGTTGCAACAACAACTACTGGTTCTGCAACCGTATCTGATTTCTTCTTGGGTGCTCGCTTCTTCTTCTCTTTAACTTCTTCAGTGGCAACAACTGGCTCTGCTACAACTGCATCTTCAGTAATGGGCTCTGCTTTCTTCTTAGGAGGAGCCCGCTTCTTCTTCTCTTTCACTTCCTCGTTTGAAACTACTGGCTCTGCAACAGATTCAGTTGCTACAACAACTTCTGGTTCTGCCTTCTTTTTCGCGGGAGCGCGCTTCTTCTTCTCCTCCTTAACTTCAGTGGCAATTGCAGTGTTATCCTTAACTTCAGACATTCTTATATGATATAATTCATTCGCTTTGTCTCTAATACCTTTTAACATACAATTATTAATACATAAATTATAATACCTACTATTTTTAGTAATTTGATTTTCAGATGGTTCGCAGAAATTGGGAATCCACAACAAGCGCCAAACCGTCTGCAAATTTTCATTCGATTTAGAGACCATCAACTCTTGCACTAAAATGCGAAGAAGTCGTTCTACTACTGCTACTAATGCATCTTCCCCAACTCCAACCTTCTCCAGCAATTCCGTGTATGAAACATTCATTTCATCGGAAATAAGGGCCACTGTGTTCACAACGCAAATTTGTTCAAAAGACATTTTCAATAAAGTGTTTATAGCTTGGCAAAATATGCTACATTTAAACAACAATTAATTTGTTTCACTTTTTTTTAATAATACATCATTTTTGCATTCACTAAAAAACATATTTTAGATGTTATTTAAACATAATATATATAAATTAGTTAAATGAATGAACCCGAATGGAATGATTATTTGAATCAATTTAAAGATTTACCTTCTACTTATTTTCAAAACATATCAATCAATACTAACAAATTCTGCGTTATTGTAGAACCCCGAAAACATGCCAAATTAATAAGTGTTATTAAAAATTTTATGTTTTTATTGCAAAACAAAGGATGGGGTCTAATTGTATTTCATGGGACAGAAAATGATAGTTTTATAAAAGATGAACTAAAAGATTGGAATAATGTTATATATGAATCATTAGGAGTAAACAACTTAACTATAGATATGTACAATCATTTATTGTGTTCTTCTACATTCTGGTCCAAATTAATTTATCATGGATGTGAACATTCTCTTATTTTTCAAGTAGATACTGTTTTATTAAAAGACCATATTGACCAATTTATAGAATATGATTATATCGGCGCTCCGTGGTTTATTAAATTTTTAAATTGTTTAACTGTTGGAAACGGTGGATTATCTTTAAGGAATTGCAAAACAATGCTTAACATAACACAAATATATAGCGTTTCAAAACATCCTATTAATGAAGATATTTATTTTTCTTATTGGTTATTGCAAACACCAAATATGAACATTCCTACAATGGATGTTGCAAAACGTTTTTCAGTTGAAACTATTTATAGTGAAGATACATGTGGAATGCATCAACCTCATTTAGATAAATTTCCTAGCAGAAAAGCGTTTGCGGATTTATTATCCATTCGATATGTTTAATATTTAAGCGGGAATATATTCCATATCATTATCTGCATAAATATGTAAATCTCCCATTTTAGTATACGCCGATGCATATTGTTCATTTTTTGCTATAAAATCGGGCTTTAATAACAATTGTCTAAATGCGATTTCTGCATCATTTACATTTGCAATTTTATTAGGAAGTCCAGTCTTGACTACTTCTTTTGTCCCATGCGTGTTTGTAAACACTACTTTATTCAAATTATCTGAAATTTGTTTAACAAATGCATTTCCGGAAAGTGCGGGCATTCGCTTCATGTCACTCTTTAATATTGAAAGCAATCGTAAATCGTTACTTTTATTGGATTTCCATGTATTAATAAATTGTGGAGACTTTATTCCATCTACATTGTATCCATAATTATACCCACACTGTGGGTCACATTCTGGAATAGGACATATATCACGTTTCACTTTATCTGTGGCCGTTGTAATGTAACTTCGACCATAATCAATCATTTTAATTAAATATCTACTTTTGAATGAAACAGTTGGTCCAGACGAATGATGAAAAATATACTGAATGTATTTTGTGTTGTCGGGTAAATACACTAACACATTTCCGGTATGTAAATCATAATGAGTATATTCATCGCTTATTTTAGATAAGGTATAATACATTTGATATAATGAATTTAAGAATTCGGTATCATAAAATTCGGGAGACATTTTATCCAATGTAGATGTATTTGCAATGTGTTGCACTAAAATGGATAAATGTTTTGATTTTTCACATGACAATTTATAATCCACTTCTTTATGCACATTATATACTGCTTTTAAATTGGGGTTTGGAATTCCGAATTTAAACGATCTCCATTCCAAATCATTTTTATATGTATAATAATAATCATAGGTTTCTACAAAAATAGGATACCGTTTGTAAAATAATTTATTGATTTGTTTACCAACAATGTATTCATATAATAAATTGTCTCCGGTTGATTTTGCAGATGATTTTAAAATAGCATTTGCTATATAGCCCCGATGTTTATATTCAATTGAATATACAAATCCATTCGATGATGCAATTCCAATTTGCCTAACCCTTTCCACGTAATCAAAAGATGCAAATCCATTAAAAAACTGTTTAATTTCATCGCTATATATGCCAAATGCAATACACAATCCCGAATTAGAACATACTGAATTCAAAAATCGAGCTTTTCGAGTATATTTTGTTTTTTTCATAAACCGCGCAATGACACTTGCTTTATTACGACGAGTTGAATTATTCGATTTTGGGCTTGATATAACAAGTTGTGGAATATGACTTTGTTTTTTTGGTTGCATTATTATTTCGGATACTGGTACTGGTACTTGGGCTTCTCTCACAATTTTTGATTCACATAATTTACGCGTTTTATGGCAATTGTATCCCTTTTTACATCTAGGTAAATTTGCGCCACATTTAGTTAAAATGTTAGATTGACTAACAATTGGTTGTTTAACAAGTTTTGGTTGTTTAACAAGTTTTTGTGGAATTAGTTCTGGACTACTCATTGTTATTGCTGGCTTAGGTCTCTCTATTTTTGGCTCACATTGTTTACGCAATTTATTGCAGTTCAACCCTTTTTTGCATCTTGGCAATCCATCTCCACATTTAATCATATATTATATGAATAATTAAATTAAACAAACATTTTGAATACCTCATAACCGGCAACACCACCCGCAATTTCTGCAATGATATAAGGAACTAAATCCGTAACGGATAGTTTCTTAGCATAAAACATGGCAATCGCTATCGCGGGATTGTAGGCACCTCCCGAGATAGGTCCACCTAATAATATCGCAATGGCCAGTGCAACACCAATGGCAATATAATTTCCCCCAGACGAGAAAATAACAAAGGACAAAAGCATTGTTCCTAAAAATTCTACAATTAATTTCAGCATTATAAAACAACATGAGAAAATATATTTATTAAAAGGAACTTAATATAATGGCAACCATATCAAATACATTTGGAACTCGGTCTGGATTGCTCCACATTATAGTTGCGCCAACATAACATAATACAAATAAAGCAAAATAAGAAACCGCTTTTTCATCAAATGTTCGTTTTACACCTCTAAAAAGATATATAATTGGCATTGTTGCTAACATCGCAAGACCCGAATATACACCTTCAACAATGTATAATTTATTATTTACTTCTAACAAAAGGTAATATAATGTGAACATAAATACTCCTAGAAAAGCATGAATAGCATAGTTTGCATCACGTGAAATTATCCATGGGTTAACGTGTATCACATTATTGAGTACTAAACCATGTATTAGTGTGTGGATACCATACATAAAAAAACAAATGTTGAATGCATGTCGCGCAAATGTTCCGTCATAGTCTTCAAATATATGACCTAACACTGGAATCTTTTCAAGATACTCTTTTCTTATATTGGCGGGCGCAACTTCATTTAATCCAGTAATAACAATTTTAAATGTACCATAACAAATTAAAAATAAACCAAATGCATTCAAATTCATATATATTACAGTTTAAATAAAATAATGTATACAATTTTGTTATCCTATACATTTGAAAATATTTGTAGATGAAACATTATATATACAATTTCCAGAAGAACTAACACACGACCCCCCGTTTGAAATTGGTTGAGATGAAAAAGATGAACCACTATTTACGCTTGCATATGAGGTAGGATTTGCGCCAATATGTATAATTGTTCCATCTTTATTTATAGAACATTTTGAACCGGCATTCACTGGTGAAACTGTGGTCCATGAACCACCACTGTATTTATACACATTGGAAGTTTCAGTAGTTCTGTATATAACCCCATCATTTGTTGCTTTAACAGTTTGACTAGTAAGTGTTGGAGTTGAATAAATCAAAGTCCATGAAACACCATAATTTGTTGACATATATACATATCCATTATTTTGTCCAATAACCCAATATAATGCATTATTTGATATATGAACCGCAACTACATTTAAAAATGTAGAATTTTGTGAGGTCCATGTGCTACCATAATCGGAAGAATACCATACTGAATTATATGCATATCCAGTAGGCGTACCATTACTTAAAACATATTGACCAGTTCCATCACAAGATAATATGCTTGTGTCTTGTACAAAATTACGACTGACTGTCCAAGATACCCCATAATTAATGCTTTTCTTTATTATCCCATTTTTGTCAGATACATACATATATTGTCCAGTATCTGAGATTGTCAAACCATAATAACGAATACTAGAAGTTAGTCCTATATTCGCATTATCAATTCTCGACCAACTAGTTCCTCCATTTGAAGTTAAATAAATAGTACTAGGTATATTATGATTTGCCACACACAATGCATAATTACCATCACGATTGCATGCAATGCAATTGTCTCGAGATATCATACCCCATGACATTGTAATTGAACTTGTTACATTTGTCCATGTTGTCACACTTGTTAAAGGAACTGGAAGAGCAGAAAACAATGTACCAATATCTTGTCCCGAATTCAATAAATAACCAGTTTTTATTGTAGAATTGCCACTTGCAAATATTGTGTTTAAATCTCCCCCTCCACCCGACAATAAATAACCAGTTGGTGTTGCAGAAGTACCACTTTCAAATAGTGTGACAATGTCTACCCCAGTTGATGTTTTATATCCAGTATTCATAAATATTGTGTATATTATATTTTGAAAAAATTGAAAGATTATCATTATCATATAAAACATCATACATTATCACAAAATAGAATGAATCTACTTATTATTTGTTTATTGATTTCAAGAGTTATAAGTCATGAAATATTTACAAGAACACAATTAAGAGGGTTATATCATCAACATTTGAACAGAGCATTGGATACAGAAATTCAAACAATTGTAAAAGGAGTCATCACAAGTTCACAACAAAATCAAATAAGCTATACTTATCTTTATCAATCTCATCAATCTATTCTAGGTAAGTTTGAAGATGCCACCATTGTCGAACGTTTACAAAATATATTGGTGGATAGCAATATTACGATTGTTGGTCCAAAATGTTGCAATTTAAGAAACACGTGTGGTGATGACCCATCATTCAAATGTAAATTTATTAATATTGCTTGGTAGCTTTGCTTGGTAGCTATAATTTAGATTTATACATTTGCAATCCTTTTTCTTTTTGCTCAGAGAAATCCACAATCGGTGCGGGATATTGAACTGATTTATAATTGTTATACACTTCATTCCATTTATGTAAATCTTTTACCGAAACGTCCTCCAATTCAGGAATCCACTTTTTAATGTAACTACCGTTCTCATCGTGCTCTACCGATTGTAACCATGGATTAAATATTCTAAAATAAGGTTGCGAATCTGCGCCTCCACCCATAATCCATTGCCAATTACCATTATTGCTTGCCACATCGTAATCCACTAATTTGGTTGCAAAATAACGTTCGCCTTCTCTCCAATTTTGTAAAAGAGTTTTTACTAAAAAGCTCGCTACAATCAATCTAGCGCGATTGTGCATGTATCCCGTGTTATTTAATTGACGCATTCCCGCATCTACTACTGGAAAACCAGTATGGCCAGTTTTCCACGCATCTAAATACCTTTTGTTAGTAGACCATCGAATTGCATCATACGAAGGTTTCAATGACCTTTGTAAAACATGGGGAAAAGAATACAATATGTTTGAATAAAAGTCTCGCCAAATAAGTTGTCGAGTAAAGGATTTATTTGCTTTCATGACATTATACACTTCTCTTACGGAAACACATCCAAATTTAATATAGGCACTTAACTGAGATGTGCTTTTTGAAAGGTCATTATGCGTGTTCTGGTAATGGTCTTGCCATTTGAGTGCTTCTTTTAAACGCTTGATTCCATTAGTGCGTCCTCCTTTCAATTCTACTGCATCGTTATATTTTGTTAGTTTTGTCATTGCTGTAGGAAGTGACAATTCAGTTGACCTATGTTTTAATGTGGCATTTGTTAGATTGATTTTATGTTTTGGTGATGGGGTACGAATGTTGTGCTTTTTCATGGCAGCATCATAATAAGGAGTAAATTTTTGATACGTTTCATTCGAACCATTTAAAATTTCATCTGGATAATGCAAATTGTAATCGTGCTCAAAGGTAAACTGTACATTCAATTCTTTGCATAGTTTAATAATGGATAGGTCTCTTTGAATAGAATAAGGTGTATAATCACAATTAACTGCGACTATGTCTATTTTGTTAGTTGTTAGTATATCTTTTATCACACTAACATTTGTGCCATAAAATGTATACAGTTTGCCTCCAGCTTCTTTAATTGTGTCGCTTAATTCTTGCAATCCTTCAATCATGAATTGGACTGCATTTGATGATTTGTATTTGTTAGATGTTCCTACTTGTTCGGGTGTAAAAATAAAAATAGTATATATGTTTTTACACATTTTTGTTAGTTTGTTTAAAGCTGAGTTGTCGACTATCCTATAATCCCTTCGAAATATAAATAAACCCGTTTCCGTTTCCATTTATATTTTTGTATATTATTATTTCAACTTTTTCAACTTTTAGAAAAAGTTGATGCAAAAATGGATGCAAACGTATTTCAACTTTTAGAAAAAGTTGATGCAAAAATGGATGCAAACGTATTTCAACTTTTAGAAAAAGTTATTGAAGGTTGTTAACATCTAAATGCAAATGCCAAAATACCTACTGCCATAATTCCTAACACTAATCCCGCATGATAATTAAAAGACATCTCTCTATACATTTCTAACCATGCAGTTGTTTCTTTTTTATCATTCATATGATTCAACATCCAATCTGATTTAGGAGATAACATATAATAAAAATAATTTGTTAAAAAACATGTTGCTATAACAGTACATACTAAAGGAAAATTGCTCAGTTTAACCCCCTTTATTTGAAGATTATAGAAAATAATTAACAAAGAAAGACCAAATCCCAATATATACCCTTGACAAGATATCATCATTCTCTCTTTAGAGATAGCAATGTATCTTTTTTGTAGGTCATCCGATAATGACGCCTTATACTTTTTGATAACCTCATTATTATATGTCATACTGTAAAAATATATCATACCAATTATAAAAAGGGCTGAAATCATACAACTTATATTGCAAACCATAATATATTACTACACAAAATATTATGGATTTAATTATTTAAGAGGAAAGGAGGGGTCTAAGAGGAACTGCGTTCCCCTAAAACAATATTTTCATTGCTGAACAATTCATTTCGAATGTCCGCCACAGAAATTTCTTGATTTGCACTTAGACTCGTCTCAAATGTGCTTCCATTGTTAATTCCAATCAAATTGCCTTCCTCATCCATACCTTGAGTTAAACTGCTTCCCGTCTTTTCTGCATTTTTAATATTCTCCTCAATTGCCTTCTGTTTGGTCTCCTTAATTCGCTGTTCAAAGGCAGATTTAGCAAATGTTTCATTCTTTGTCTTTTCTGTCATCAACTGATTCAATTCTTCTTCCATGTATTCAGTTCGACCCGTCTTGTATGCCTCAGGGTCCCAGCACAACCATTGTCCAACTGGACCAACAAAAATATCAAAATTTGGGTCAATCTCTCGCAGCATCTTGCATCTCAGTTCTGCTTCTTGTTGAGTTGCATATGACCCACGACACTTGAATCCACGCACCGATGTTTGGAAATTGTATTTAATATTAAAATCATTATCTAGCTTCTCTTCATTTCGGTCTACAAAAGTCTTGTAGTCAGAATCCATCTCCGATTTTCTTAATTCCTCTTGCTCACTCTTAATGAAATCCTCATAATCTTTTGTTAGTTCTTCCATTGAAACATTATACTTGTAAGAAACAAAATGCAAAAACTGGGAAAATTTCTCCATTGATTTATTTAATTCCCAATTCTTTAGGAATTGTTCAAAATAAAACATATCTTTTTGTTTCAAAATTTTTTCGGGAGTAATAAAGGAAAAACATCCAAAGTTTTGTCCAGCAATTGGTTTATCTACATCTAGCAAATCCACATATTTTGGATTTGGCTTTCCATTTTTTACTTTTCTAACAAAAGATTCGGGTTTGGCAAATTTTGAATGGCTCATTCTTAAATATTAACATTGCACGTTTTTAAGCATTAATTTTGGTTATTTGATTTTTTTTTCTTATTCTTTTATATAAAATGAACAATATTGTCGATTTCCCCGAATTGATTCGACGAGTCGTGAAGTACGTCATTGAGGGTCTGGTTGTGGCTATTGCCGCATTTGCCATTCCCAAGCAATCTATGAATTTTATGGAGATTGGTCTCTTGGCTCTGACTGCCGCGGCCACCTTTAGCATTTTAGATACATTTATTCCTACCATGGGTGTTAGTGCCAGAAACGGAACGGGTCTGGGCATTGGGTTGAACCTTGCTGGATTCTAGGGGGACAAAGCCCCCCTATGACCCCCAATTGGCATTTAACAAATGTGGTTGCTTCATAATATAGGACATTTATATTATGAATTAATTCTCTTCAACGCATTCCCATATAAATCCATTATGCACTTCATTTGATTTACTATTTATGAGTAATCCTAATTTAGCATACGAAATCTGACATTTTTTAGCAACTTCTCGCTTAGTGTTATAAACAGCCAATACCTTTTTTGTTATTGGGTCTATTTGCTGAATTTTAATTCCAGTTTGTCTAACAAATTTATTTGGTAACGAGTTATGTTTTAAATATTCAGTTTTCATTTCTTCGGAACAATCATCAAAAAAATTCCAGTAATGACCACTTGAAATGTGTTGCTGTTGAATTGCTCGTGTAAAACTGTTACACTTCATATTTCTTGCTTCAACTGCTTCTTTTTGAGATGAATATACTGCTAAAATTTTTGTTTTTTTAATATCAATCATTGCTATGTGTCTAATTTCGAATGATTTATGATTTGTTAGAACGGTTTCAGCAATTTGGTCTGGGGGTAATTCATTTCGATTAACATAAAGCCATCTATAATTTCTATAAACTAAATTATTTTGAGAAGCCCTTTTCAATGCAGACAACGATATATTGTCTACAGTTCTTTCAACTTCACAAGGACTATCATAAATTTTAAAAGGAGTAATAAGATTATCTAAATTGTATTGATATATTTTTGGTATTTTAGTGCCATTATTTCTTTTTTTAACATAATTGACTTGGTTACTTTCATTTTCTTCTTCCGGTTCAGATTCGGAATCATTATCTTCTTTTGTTTCAACTTCAACTTCTTCTTCTTGAATATGATTTACAATAGTAGAATTAATTTTTTTTAATTCCAAATCCGCTTTTTTTATTTCTAGCTCAATTTGAAGTTGTTGTAGTTTTAATTCTGACAATTTTATTTTTTGGTCTTGTTGCATTATTTTGAGTTCTTCAATTTCTTTCATGTCTTGTGGAACAAATTCTTCTTTTATTTTGTTAATAATGTCAATAAAATTTGTATAGGTTGCATCATCAATTAAATATGTTTCTCTAGAAATGGTGCCATCTTTTTTTTCCATTTTTTCATAATGTTGAATAATATATTCATGGTGATGAATTTTTCTTTCAAATTTTTTATAGTTATTGTTTTCAAAAATGTCCAATAACAATGGTTCTTGACACTGGAATGAATTTGAAATATTGGTTAATCGTTCTTTTACATCTTGGGTGGAACCAATTTTAATGACGTATTTATTGTCTCTATTATAGAATTTGCAAATATATACAATATTTTTTTTATCATATGCTTTCAAAAGTGTATTGTGTGTAGATAACTCACATTTGTGCTTGTGCAATTGCTTGTCAACTTCATTCTCTTGTTTCAATTTGTAAATTCCATTTATTCGAATTTCTTTCAAAACAGTCACCATCCATTCTTGAAATTTATGTGCAATTGGTTTTCTAGACCTTCCTAACAATCTATAAAGGCCAAGCTCGGTTAAAAAATTGGTTTCTTGACTTCCACGAATCGTGTCAGTTAAACTGACTACTTTCTCTTTTTCCGAAAAATCCCTTAAACTTTCTCGTATATTACTAATTTCTAACAATTTTCCAATCTGGTTTGCTTGAAACAATGGATTTTCTAATGTTCCTTGAATATTTATATGATGTTCTACATCAAACAGTGAAAAAGCTTTGAGTATGTCCATTATAATTTAATAAGGTGTATTGTCTTTAAATGTTTAATTATTTACAATTCACACATTTAAATAATTATAGATGCATTTGGCACAACCTTTGCAAAGGTTGTTTTAAATAGTTGCAATAAATTCCCAGTCCAATTCTACGCACATCTTTCTCCAAATCTCATCTTGTTCAATAATTTTTTCACGGTCTTTCAACATAGGAATATCATTCATGAATTGAGTTTCTCCTAACAATTCACACAATTTATACAATGCATAATAATAATTTAAAAAATTAACTCGATAATCTGGACAATTTTTAGAATAAGGTGATTGCAACTCCATAAACAAATTGCACAATGTTTCCTCTAATTCTTGCGACATAACGGGTGGCTTTACTCCTAATTTATTTTTGATAAATGCAATATGTTCATAATATTTGTTATATCCCAATTTTTTAAATATTTCCTTTGATTTGTAATAAGTCAATTGAGACACATCAATTCTCTCCTTTTTAATTTGATTTCGAATATTGTCAATCACTTCATCTGGTATTTGAGTTGTTTCTTTGCCTTGAAATTGAGCCAATATTTCTTTAAAATGATTAATTTTTTTATACGCATAAAAGCACACTTCTTTGGGCGGTTCTTTGTATGATGGTTTTTCATTCTCAATTAAATAAGGGATGTTGACAAAACATGCATTGCAAATTAATACTCCCTCATCATCAAGTGGTATCATTTCTCCCTTTTTACAATAAGTACAAATGTCTATTGGATGAATAAAAGATCCCATATCCAAAAAAGTATCATCTACATTGCTTAAATATTTTTGAACCACATTTTGTGTCTGTGGACTGGTCTCTTTTTCTTCTACTGATGTTTCTTTTATTTTAAAAAAAGCATTAATCAAATTGTGTTTTGCTTTAGGCATTTCTTCACCAGATGATATGTTTTTCTTGTTTTCAAAATATTCAAATATATATTTACAATTATCTAACAAATATTCCTTCTTCTTGTGTTTAATGTTTTTTATTTTTGCATCCATCTCTTCAATCTGGTCTTTTAAATCTAGCGATTGTTCAATAGAACCATTTTCTTCTAACTGTTTCAATAATTCATTCCGTTTTTGTTTTAATTTAGGTATGTAATTATATTCATCTCTAGCAAACTCATTCATAAATTCTCGATGAGTTCCATCTAAGGTGGTTAAGTTCTTTTTACTTATTTTTATACTTTTTGCTGGTTTTGGTTTAAATGTAGGCATAATTGATTATTATAATTTAATACATGGTATTTAAATACATATTGTAGACAAGTTTAAATGCAAATTATTGTTTCATTAAATTATGTAAATGAATGATGCAATGAATTTAGTCAATTCATCCATACAAATGGACTCAATTCAGTTTCAAAAAATGACATTCGTATATAACGCGCTTCAAGATGGATGGACTGTTCAGAAACACGACGATTCATATATCTTTAGAAAAAAGCACGAAGGTAAAAAAGAAGTATTTTTAGATACGTACTTAAGCAAATTTGTGAAGTCTAATCTAGATATGGGGTCATTGCTATCAATAAATAAATAATCGTTGTTTTCAATTAAAAGTAATTTAATTTAATTAATTTTTAATTAAATCGTTTTCTCCAAATTTTTTTCTTTTAGGAATATATAAAATGGGAGGTGGTCTAATGCAACTCGTCGCCTACGGCGCTCAAGACGTATATCTTACTGGAAATCCTCAGATTACTTTCTGGAAGGTGACCTACAGACGTTACACTAACTTTGCTATTGAATCCATTGAGCAGACTTTCAACGGTCAAGCTGATTTTGGACGCAGAGTCCAGTGCACAATCAGCCGAAATGGAGATTTGGCTTACCGCACATACTTGCAGGTTACTCTGCCCGAGATTAACCAGTCCATGGCTTCCTATGCCCGTTGGTTGGATTTCCCCGGTGAGCAGTTGATTTCCCAGGTTGAGGTTGAGATCGGTGGTCAGAGAATCGACCGTCAGTATGGTGACTGGATGCACATCTGGAACCAGCTGACCATGACTTCTGAACAGCAGAGAGGTTATTTCAACATGATTGGTAACACCACTCAGTTGACCTTCTTGACCGACCCCAAGTTCAACAACGTTGATGGCCCTTGCGATTCCGTTGCCCCTCGTCAAGTGTGTGCTCCCCGCAATGCTCTTCCCGAGACAACCCTCTACATTCCCCTCCAGTTCTGGTTCTGCACCAACCCCGGTCTGGCTCTTCCTCTGATTGCTCTTCAGTACCACGAGGTCAAGATTAACCTTGATCTTCGCCCCATTGAGGAGTGCTTGTGGGCTGTGTCTACCCTTGCCCCCGTTGGAACTGCCTCTGTTTCTGCCGCCACTGCTTACAACCAGTCATTGGTGGCTGCTTCCCTCTACGTCGACTATGTCTTCTTGGACACTGACGAGCGCAGACGCTTTGCCCAGAATCCTCACGAATACTTAATTACCCAGCTCCAATTTACCGGCGACGAGTCGGTAGGAAGCTCTAGCAACAAAATCAAGCTGAACTTCAATCACCCCGTGAAGGAGCTCATCTGGGTTGTGCAGTCTGACAAGAATGTGGATTACTGCTCTTCTTACACCGGCGACAATGTTCTTTTCCGTGTTCTTGGCCCCCAGCCTTTCAACTACACTGATTCCATTGATGCTCTCCCCAACGCCATCCATGCTTTCGGTGGACCCAACTCTATTGCTGCGGATAGCAGTGCCTTCATTGATACCAATGGTCTCTTCCAAGACGCTGGTGCCATGGACATTGCCACTTCTGCTGCCCACAATTTCTGGGGTGCTTCCTCTGCTCTCGATAGCTTCAAGGGAACTTCTACCACTTACGAGTCTGGTGTGTCTGATGCTGGCACATTCGTCCTCACTGAGTCTTCCCTTGACATGCATTGCTGGGGACAGAACCCCGTAGTGACTGCCAAGCTCCAGTTGAACGGCCAGGACCGATTCTCTGAGCGCGAGGGATCTTACTTCTCTGTGGTTCAGCCTTTCCAGTCCCATACCCGTGCCCCCGATGAGGGAATCAACGTGTATTCCTTTGCATTGAGACCCGAGGAACACCAACCTTCAGGCACATGCAACTTCTCTCGTATTGATAACGCCACTCTTCAGTTGGTGCTCTCCAATGCGACAGTTGAATCGACAAACACTGCCAAGGTGCGCGTGTATGCCACCAACTATAACGTGCTAAGAATCATGTCCGGCATTAATATTACCTGTGCCGAACAGTTGGCTGCTTTGTTAGTTATTTGCTCACTAACATTGATAAACAGTGTAAAGCAAATATGCGAGTGTGTCGCATTATATAACCAGCTAGTCTTGTGACTACACAAGGCAACATTTCTAAATTGCGGGAACTTCCTTAGAGCCTTTTCTACTACTTTGTTGAGTGAAAATTCAGCAAATACCCAGGGTAATGACCTCGGGCATAGTAATAACGAAAAGGATTGGAAAATCTGCAGCCAAGCCCCTAAGTGCGCTAATGCAAGCATATGGGGAAGGTTCAGAGACTATAATGGAGTGGGTTTGAGGGAGCTTGCAACTCTCGATGATAACTTAAGGGATAGTCCATGCTCAAATAGAAATATTTGAGTAGCCAAACTGGGGTGGATTGGCATATAGCAATTAAACGAACTATATATAAAAACATATCATTCAAAAAACATATTAAAGACGTTTCATATTATAATTTATAATATGAAGTCACTTTTAAGAAACAAACCATTATTCTGCATAAATAATGATATACATGCATTAAATTATGGTAAATATGAATTCATTATCGAACAAACGGATTTTATAAAAATAAGTAATGAATGTGGAAAGACATTTAAACTCGATGAAACTCATGAATATCCTTTTTACAAAGAAAATAACAAAGAAATTAATATATTAGAACATTTATTTGATTTTAGTTGCAAAGATACTATTTATTGTTTCAAAAACAATAATAAGTTCGATTTACAAAGAAACAATGTGGTTTGTTATCCAAAAGTTCATGCAGAAATTATGAAACAGTATAAAGTTGTTGACTACATTCAAGGACATTGTGCAACACTTGGACAACAAGCATACAAAATGAAAAATTGTATGTGGAAAATTAAAGAAGATGATGGAACTGAATATTTACTCATGTATTGTGAAAAAGAGACTCTTTGTAAACTATGCGTAAATAGCTATCAAAAAATATTAGATTACGAGATGTTGTTTAATAACAATACAAAATTAACTTGGCATAAAGCTACAAATGGATATATCCAAACACATAATTTTGAAAATAAAGGTTATTACATTCATCAAGTTATAACTTGTTGCTATGGAAATGGGAATGGCACCTCTAATATAAGTGTTGACCATATTGACCAAAATCCATTAAATAATGCTTTGGAAAATCTTAGAATTGCAACACGTGATGAACAAGAGCAAAACTCAAAAGGAATTAAACCCGGCACAAAACGAGCCAGAAAAACAAGTGCAAAACAATTGCCAGAAGGATTAACGCAAGATATGATGAAAAAATATGTAGTTTATTATCATGAGTTTTTGAATGCGGAAAAAACTAGATTTCGTGAGTTTTTCAAAATAGAATGTCATCCAAAACTAGAAAAAACATGGATTGGAACTAAATCTAATGCTGTATCAATACAAGACAAATTGCTACAAGCAAACAAAGTTTTAGATGAACTAGATTATAAAATTGAAACAGTTTAAATATAATACTCGAGTATATATTACAATATACAACAATGCAACACATTTACGAGGATAATCAAACCCATTTAAATAGATTCAAACAAAGCCCGCCACATCCATCTTATATTACCGGATTCATTGATGGAGATGGATGTGTATTCATTCGAAAAATTAAAGATGGGTATCAGTCTGGATTTTCAATAACTCAGTGTAGAACAAATATATTGCAAGTTATTCGATACCATTTTGGAGGAAGCATTACAACGTCCATTAAAAGAAACAGCAACACAACTAACATTATGAATAATGATGGAGACTATCACAAATTCAATACTCGGAATCAATATAATTTATTAATCCGAAACAATGAATATCAAATATTATTAGATTATTTGAAAGGCTCATTTATAATTAAAGAAATACAGTATCAGTGTTTACAAGAATTTAATAAATTTGCAAACCTAACAAATCGAAATGAAGAAAAAGACAAAATGCACGTAACATGCACAGAATGTAATGTAAAATGTCATGTTCATGAATCAAATTTGTTGCGATTAAATGTGGAATATATTGCTGGATTGTTTGATGCAGAAGGGTGTATTTACGTTAATAAACAAAAACATACAAAATTTTATATATCAATTACGCAGAAAAATCATCCACTAATATTGCATGAAATTGTTAAATTTTTAGGGTTTGGTTCAATTGATGGTGAACAAAAATTTAAAATATACAAAAAATCGGATTGTTTACAATTTATATATCTAATTAAAAATCATTTAATTGTGAAATGTAACCAAGCTATTGCGTTTGAAACATTTTTGGAAACAAATGATACTAACATAAAAGACCAAATGTATCTAATTTGCAATAAAGAAAAACATGAGATTGAGCATTTTGTAGACTTAAACCAAAATGAGAATGGTAAAGAGGGATATCTAGAAACAGTCAAACTTAAAAAAATAAAACAGCAAGTATGCAAACAAATTCAAAATAATCAAGTTTACAAAGAAAAATCAGACAAAATGAAAGGCGATGGAAACCATAATTTTGGAAAAACATTTTCAGATGAAACAAAGAAGAAAATGTCTGTTTCTATTCGTGATGCAAAAGGTGGTATTGCAGATGAAACTATTTGGCAAGTTCGAAAAATGATACAAGACGGATATAAAAATGTAGAAATTCAGAGTCAACTAGAATTGCCAAAACACACCATTACTCGAATTAAAAATGGAGAACTTGTATGTCGAGATGAAACTAAGATAGAACGAGTTTCTTTAACACAAGAACAAGTTAATTTGTCCAAACGAAAAATAAATGTGGACGACATTGTAATTGTGTTAGAAAAACTGATATTAGAACAATTGAAACCGACTGTTATTTTGCACCATTTTGTGGAACAAAATAAATTAAATGTGTCAATAGACATGATTAAGAATATCAAACGATATTTAACAAATGGGAAAACAATCATTTATGAATCTGAACTTTCAACAGAACGATATAAATATTATCAAACATTAATAACACAGTTTGCAGAAAAATCAGCCTAAAAATATAGTTAATATTTATAAAAAATGGAAAATGCAAAACAAAAATTTATAACTATGAAAAAAGACAAACGTGGAGTAAAACGAGCAGATAAGCGGTCTACTACTGCAGAAGAAGTTATTTTTATTTTTGAAAAGATGTTAGAAGGTTGGAAAACAATTCGAATTTTTAATACGATTATCCAAGAGAACCCAGCATCCACAACTAACAAAAAAAAAGTAGAACAAATTGCAACTGGAAATTGTAAAATATTTGAGTCAGAACTACCAGCAGATAGATATGCATATTATGTCGAATTAAGAAAAAAAATGACTTCTATGCAAAGTTTAAAAGACATGTAAGCATTGCTTACATGTTTAAAAGACGTGCATACTATGCACTCCCTTTTTAGTAAAAAAATAGACGATGCTCTGTATAGGTACTTTACACATATTGTGACAAGAATGCTATCAAACTGAAATGTTTATAGTGTAATAAAATTGAAACACTCTTTCTGAAATAACATTATCTTACTAACAACCAACTAACAAAATGGCGACTGACTCTTTAATGTTATTTACTGTTATAGTATATGCCATATTTGCTGGAATATGCATTGCCATTCCCAAATTCTTGTATTTCATACAGAGCCAATTATCAAAATCTAAAAAACAAAACCCAACCAAGATATGGCAAATTCAAGACATTCCCCTTATTCCCAAATATCCCCATTTAGTGGACTCAATGGACGCCCTTCAATCTGCCCCAAAAATGATTAAGTGGGTATCCAAGCTAGACCAAACGCAAATAGAAATTCGGTCTATTAGTATTTCGGACATTGATTGGTTTTCCGCCAAACCAGACCCAAATAAGATAGGATTTGTGAAAGTATCAGTTGATTCAACGGACAAAACAACTGGAAAAAAAATATTATCTAATATTGTATTCATAAGGGGAGATGCAGTGGCCATTTTAATTATAGTAAAAGTCAAATCCGCAGCTAGAGGAAGAATAACAGAACATGTCTTATTATGCGAACAAATGAGGCTTCCAACGGGTGGTCGACGTCGAGAAATTTGTGCGGGAATGATGGACTCGGAAGGTAACATTGCATCAGTTGCACTAAAAGAAATAGAAGAAGAAACGGGATTTAAAATTCAAAATGTGAGTGAATTAATTTCACTTGGTTCAATGTATCCATCTCAAGGTGGATGTGATGAAGAAATACATCTGTATGCATGGACAACCATGATAACAGAACAAGAATTTGAAGAAAAGATGTGTCGAGTTTTTGGCAATTCGTTAGAAGGAGAAGAAATCAAACTAAGTTTTGTGCCAATGAAAGAATTCAGAAAAGGAGTGTTAACAGAAATTAAAGACTCCAAAGCGGAGACAGCGGTCAGAAGATATTATGATATGTAATCAACTAACAAATTATTTATAAAATGCGTTTCTTATTTTTTTCCATATAATTTGTATAATAAAATTTTCCAAATAAAAATATCAACCCAGCATTATACATATTGAACATCCACATAATTGTTTGTTTTTTATCAGTCTCTTTATACAAATAATTGGAAGATATAATAGTTAAAAGTTGACACAACTGCAATCCAGTGATGTATTTTTTAATGAAACGTGCTTTTTCTATTTTGAGTAAGCATCCTAGATAATAGGAATACATAATTGTATGAACAAATGAATTCAACAAACTAGGAATCCAGATATGATCTATCTTATATATATATGATAAATGCCAACATAAAACAGCCCCAATATGATGATATTTTTGAAGAAAAATAGGCGATTTCCCGTTTAAATAAAGCAAAAAGGTATCAAAAAATTCATAATACTTTGACAAATAAAAATAATAAATAATTTTATCAAACTCTTTATTTTCAAAATAATAGCTTGATTCAAATATTATTCCTTCATTGAGTATAATGCGGGATAAAGAGATTGCAGTCCATGCACTAAATGAAATTAGAGCAGAATTATGAATAATAGATAAATAATATAATGTAGTTGGGTTAATTCTTAATTGTTGCGGATAAAGAATGTATCCAAAAATGGCAATAATGGGTAAAAATAAATGATGCATTTAGCTAATTTATTGTAGCGTATATCATTTAAATTACATTCCTATATTCTTAAATATATCCACAAACAATGGCAGTCCATTCATTATTGCTATCTTTTACCAGTTGAAACGGTTTTCCGCATCCGTATATTTTTTTATTTTCAAACAAAAAAATACACACTTCTTTACTGCTATGTGGGTCTATTTGTTGTCCAGATTCAATCAAAACAGCATGTCTAAATATTTGACAATTTATTTCAGAAATAAGAATGGGGTCATTACAATTTGGACAAATAACAATGAATTCACTCATATACTTATAATTATTTATAATTGTCGAATAATTTCATTTGTTCGTTTTTCTAATGCTTCTATTGAATTGCATGGAAAGGTTTCAATCAATATAATTTTGCAATTTTTTGACCCATATTTTTTAAACAATCGTTCTGTA